CGCACCCGAACAGCTCCTCGGCGTAGAGGCTGCGGGCGTAGTAGGTCCCGTCGTTGATCTCCGCGGCGGTGAGCGGGCCGTTATCGAAGCGCTTGACGTGGATGTCGTAGCGGTAGGGATCGGCCGCTCCCGTGATGCACATCTCCCAGAACCTGATCCAGATGCTGCCCTGGGCGGCGGGCACCGCGTCCACCACGCCGGAGCATGTCACCGTCGGCACGCCCGGGGCGTAAGGGTCGTGGGCTCCCGCGTAGAAGATCAGGGTGTCCCGCTCGCGGATGTTCGAGAGATAATCCTCGCGGACGCGCGGCCAGCCGTCGATGTCCGCGCCGTTCGCGTTCTGCGGGTAGACGAGCCTGAAGTCGTCCCCCGCGTAGTTCGCGAAGTTCGCGTTGTCGAAATTGATTCGCGAGCCCGCTCCGGGCGCCGTCCCGTCGCTGCTCACGTTCCAGGCGCAAGAGACGGCAACGGCGTTCGCATAGTCCACTCCGTTGTCGGAAGCCAAGCAGGCGATGCAGTGTGTGTCGTTGGCCGCCGGCCCGGTAAACCCCACGAGGGTATTGTCTACCGCCGTGCAGTGAACGAAAGGCACTATCTGGGTAGCGCCGCCGTAGAATCCCCAGCTCCCGTTATCGTAGGCGTGGCAGTTAATCCACAGCGTCGTGGTGTTGTTGCTGTAGGCGCCTGCCTGTGTGCAGTCATGCATGACGCAGCGAGCGACCCGGCCGTTGTAGCCGCAGCCCTGGACACCGCGGAGAGCACCGCCTTCGCCATCGAACTCCAGGTTTTCGATCATCCACACGTTGTTGCCGGCGACAGTGAGCAGGGTGCCGGCATTGTTATGAACCCGGATAGCCGGGAGGAAGCCCTCGGACTGTAGCATCCCAATGACCTGGATCGCATCCAGGCCGCCATCGACGATGTTCTCGTTATAGTCGCCGCTGACAAGCGGAGTCGCGCCGTTGCCGTAGACGGCGAGCACGTCGCCGGACGCCGCGACGGCGCGGGCACCATTGATCGTCGCATGCGTGTAGCCGGTGCCGACCGTGTGAACGTCGTTCAGGCGGGTATCCAGGGCCGCGACGTTGGCCGTGAACTCCTCGTCAGAGCCGTCAGTGAAGGTAGCCTTGACCTTGTAGACGTTGGCCAAGAGGCCGCTCTTGATCCGGTTGACCGGCTGGAGGACCTTGTTGGTCTCCTTGAGATCCAGCTTGCGGATGTAGCTGCGGCCGTCCGCGGTCCAGGGGGTCCACTGGTCCGGCACGTCGCGCCTGCGGCAGCGGATGATCACGAAGTTATCGACGTTCCCTTCGCCGAAGGGATGATTGTCGAAGTGACCGGGCTCCTTGTCGAGCACGCAGTAGCCGCCGTGGCGGATGTCGAACAGGAAGTCCCGCTCCTGGTCCAGCGGATCAGGATCGCCGTTGATGATCACCGGGTTGCGCGGCATGGGTCCTGGCATTATGGACGCTCCTCCGGCCCCTCGTCGTCAGACTGGAGGCTATCGTACTTGGCCTGTATCGCGCTGATGGCCTGCTGCGGGGTGCGCTCTGCCAGCCCGGCCTTCACGCGCAGCACGTTGATCTCGTCGATGAGCACGAGCACCACGGCCTTGACCAGCCGGAGCCCGAAGTGCTTGAACAGCGGTTCGCCTTGCCAAGCCATCAGATGAACCACCCCACGACGTAGAGATTGATCGCTGTCCAGACCACGTTGGTCGCGTAGTATTCGATGACCCGGGCATCGTCGCAGGCGCACTCCATGATGCCCTGGCGGAGCTGATTCGCGACCTGAGTACGGCGGGAATCGACCTCGAAGCCGTTGGCGTTCCCGTTGCGCCGGATCGCGAGCTGGCTGTTGATCACGTTGTCGCTCATGCTGGCCAGGATCTTGACCCAGATCGCGCCAGCCGGCAGGATGGCAGAAAGATCAAGTTCCCGCCACGTCCCATCGGTCGTCAGATCAGCGAGCGTGAAGTCCCAGGCGGCAAGGTCGGCGTTGCGGGGCACGTAGATGCCGCCGCCGAGCGCTACGTCAGCCTGCCGCGCCAGATCGACGTAGGCGAACTTGTCGGCATCGCCGGCCATGGCCTCGGCGATCGAGACCGGGCAGTATTTGCGCCGCTGCATGTCGCCCATCAGCTCATGTCCTGTGCTCGCAGCTTGTACGCGAGATCGTAGATGTTGATCGGGTTGCTCGGGAGGAACTGGTAGAACTCCAGCGCCAGATGCTTGAACTGCAGCCCCCCGACCATGATCTTCTGCTCGGCCGTCTCGTCCCCCAGGTCCACGTCGCCCTCGTTGCGCGAGCTGTTCACGTTGTCGCGCAGTCCGGTGGGCGCGTCCGAGAAGTTGATATAGGGCCGGAACTGGACGCGCGAGCCCTCGTTGATCCCGTGGACCAGGAAGGCGCTCTCCATCTTCTTGACCCTGGCCACGGTCCCGAAGTCGAGCCAGCCCGTCTTGTACCAGAACTCGATCGGCCCCAGGTAGTAGACCATGCCGGGGGTGGGCGCCACGTCGAAGCACTCCTCGAGGAACAGCTCGGTCGCCGTGTTCGAGGCGATGATGACCCACTCGTCCAGATGCGGGATGTAGACCGGCACCCCGGCGAGCCCCAGCCCGTAGGTCGGGAAGTTGGCGTTGTCATCGACCAGGATGCAGGTGCCCGGGCTGCCCACGCCGGCCTCGTAGTCGGTGACGGTGCCGACCAGCGGGATGCCCTCCGGAGGCCCGTCGCTGTGGCCGCTCGGGAACTCCCAGGCGTAGCCCCAGATGTCGCCCAGGACGATGATGTCCGCACCGTCCGTGTCCTTGAAGTTCTCGCCGCACAGGAAGGCGGTGAGGAATCGGTAGTAGCTGAACTTCCCGGTCAAGTAGTGCCAGACCAGGGCCTTGTCGCAGCCCTGGCCCCAGGGATTGTCGTTCGAGCGGAAGAAGAGGATGTACTGCTGCTGCTCCGGCCACTCGACGGCGAACGCCTCCTGCTGGGTGCCGTTGTCGTCCAGCGCGATCTGCTCGGTGAACCAGGGCTCGGCGTCGTAGCTGACGGTCTCGACCCCGCCGCCGACGGCGATGATCCCGCGCTTCGAGCCCCCTATTACCTGCCCACGGATGCTGCGCCACGTCCTGTGGCTGAGGCCGCCCACCTGCTTGCTGTGGAGTCCGACCCTGCTGTTGCCCGCGGGCGGGTAGTTGGGACGGCTCGTGTAGTAGAGGCTGTAGACCATGCGGTCCTTGGGGCAGACGAGGCCGCTGCGGCTGGAGAAGAGACCGCTCGGCTTCGATGCTTCCTTGCCCCCCACGGGCCGCGTGTTGGCCCCGGCCCATCGCCTCTCGTCGTTCGGCTCGGTCCAGATCAGGGCGTCCGGGTCGCCGCAGATCCGGTAGGTGGTGGCCCGCGTGGCGCCCCCGTAGTTCTCGGTGAGCGTCAGGTTCCCGGTCAGCGGGTTGTACTCGTCGATGATGTAGGCCCGGCCGTCGCCCTCGGCGTGGAACTCCTTGCCCTCCAGGTGGAAGCCCCAGACGGCTCCCGCTGCGGGTGCGATGCCGGCCGCGCCGTTCGTGACCAGCGCCTGCCCCACGCTGTAGGGGATGTCTCCCCAGGCGAAGAGGCGCTCGCGGTGCTGGATGATGAAGGGCTTGGCGATCGGCACCTGGACCAGCGTGTCGAGGCCCTCGTTCTCGAAGTCGAGGTCGCCGTCGGCAACGTTGTCGTTGAACACGCCGAACGGGGCGGCCTGATAGCCGACGAGCGCCAGGGCCGGCCAGGAGCCGGCGGCCACGGTGCGGTAGATGCGGACCCCCGTGATCTCCGGGCTGTCGATCCGGAGGGCCGCGAGGTTGACGTTCACGCTCTGATTGGCCACCGTGATCGTGAAGGCCGCGACGTCCTCACCATCGACAGGGAACGCCTCCCCCTCCTCATCCTCGTTCAGATTGTAGGGCACGATCCGGTAGACGTAGGCGCCATTGAGGTTGCCCGCCCCGCCCGCGGCGAGCGCCACGTTCTGCCTGAACGGGCGCAACACGCAGGGCCGCCACCCGCTGGTCGCGGGGTTGTACTTGCGCATCTGCTCGAGGCCGTTGGTGAGCACCGACCGCCCGCGGAGTTCGGCGTGATTCACGATCAAGCCGTCGAAGTCAAAGGCGCCTATGACAGCCATTTACGTCTCCTGATTCCGCAGGGTCGCGACCGTGTAGAGCCAGATGCCAGCCGCCCCGCGGAGCGCGAAGTTCGGGAGCGCCGCCGTGAAGTAGAGGCCGCCGAAGCCGGCGCAGAAGTAGCCGCCGGGCCGGCCGATCGTGTGGTGGGCCCACGCGCTCGGGAACACCGCCGCGTTCCAGGCCGTTCCGTTGTTGAGGCTGTGCCGCAGGTTCGCCGCCCCCGCCTGCATGGCCAGCGCCTCGGCGCCGTCCGTGTAGGCCAGGGCCGGGGGATTGGCCGCCGCGATTGTGTCGCGAAGCTGCCATGTCGCGGCGTTGTCGTCGCTCGTCCTGATCTCGCAGGCGGCCGCCGTCCGGGCCACGCAGATCGCGCGGTTCGCTTGGCCGCCCCCGATGATCGCGTGATTCACGCTGTCGCCGAAGCTGCCGAGCGAAGGCACCCATGTCTGGCCGTTGTCGGCGCTCGTGAAGATGTCGATCGGGTTGCCGATGCCTCCGACGTTCTGGCGGCAGCACATCAGCCGGTTGGCCCCGCTCAGCCGGGCCGTCGATGGCGCGGCGTTCATGCCGGCCCCGATGAGCACGACGTTCCAGGTCTGGCCGTCGTCGTCGCTGTAGGCCATGCTCGAGCCAGCACCGTTGGCCACCGGCACCAGGAGCCGCTGATTGTGGCCGAGGATCGGGTGGGCCCTGTAGGGGTCGGGTGCGCCCGCGAAGTTCGAGAGCAGCACGAAGTTCACGCCGTCCTCGGAGCGGTAAACGTCGATGTTGGCGCCGTTCTGGACGAAGGCGAAGATGTAGCCGTTGGCGCCCAGCACCGCGTGGGTTCCCGCGGCCGGCACCCCCACGGCGGCCGCGAAGTTGAGCCCCGCGTCCTCGCTGACCAGGATCTGGGCGTTGAAGTCGGCGACCACGATGACGTCCCGCGTATCGACCTCGACCGTCGCGCTGGCGCTCTGGCCCTCGCTGTCCGTGACCGTGAGCTGGGCGTTGTATATCTGGCTGCCGGCGTAGGTGTGGAGCGGGTTGGCCTGCGAGCTGTCGGCGCCGTCCCCGAAGTCCCAGAAGTAGGTGATCGCCCCGCCGTCGGGGTCGAAGGACCCGGCGCTCGAGAACTGGACCGCCAGCGGGGCGAGCCCGAACGTGGGATTCGCAGAGGCCAGCGCTACGGGCGGATACCCCTTGGCCACGAACGGGACCGCCCCACTCCCCCCTGCATCGCCGGGACCCACGGGGCCGCCCCAGCTCGGGCCGATCGCTTCCTCGTGCTCGAACACGTCGCCGTTGCCCTGGCAGACCAGGACCTTGCCGTAGTCGCAGATGCGCTGGACATCGAGGATCGCCTGCACGCCCCCGGTGTAGCGACGGTGATTCAGGCGCCGCAGGCCCCCGCGGCTGTCGAGCTCGCCCAGCCGCCAGAGGTCGCAGTTCTGCGTGATCCGGGCACCCCCGAGAGGGTCCTCGGTGATCATCAGGCCCGGGAAGTCGGGTTGCCGGACTTCCTTGATCCCCGGCTCACTCACAGGAGTAGTCGCCCTCCTCGTCAACCTGCGATCCCGCGACCAGCAGCGTCCGGCCGTCTATCTGGAGGACCATGGAGATCGGGGCCCCCAGCGCGATGGGCAGATGATGGGTGTAGCCCGGGCGGCTGTTGAGGCTGCCCTTGTGCCCGTAGAACACGTTCTGCGCGATGACCGCGCCGCCCGGCGGGATGCGGGTCGGGGCGCTCCGGAGAGCGAGCCCCGCGTTCGCAAACCGCTCGAGCGTCTCAACGTTGGCCATCAGCGCCAGTACCTTGTCACCCTGAAGGGGCAGGAGCCCATGTTCCGCAGCCGCTTGAGGCTCTGGTCACTGCGGAACCGGAGCACGAAGTCCTGGTCCCGGCCGGCGATGTCCTCGCGCACCATCTGGGCGCCCATGCGATCGAAGTCCTGGGTGCTGGTGGTGTAGAGCGTCTTGGCGTCCGAGTAGCTGGCCGCCCGCTTCAGCGCCCCGTAGACCAGGATCTCGTTGTACTTGGGCGGCAGGATCGGCATGTCCGTGGTCTCGACCATGGGCACGGGGTTCGCGTAGTACGGCAGCTCGATGAAATACTCGCCGTTGGGGATGGGCTTCAGCGCGATCACCGGGCCCCCGAAGTCCCCGATGCCCAGCACCTGATAGTTCCAGGGGTAGTCGTTGCTCATCTCGTCGCCCGGGTCCAGGCGGCGCATGTCCTTCCAGCCCTCCCGGTCGAGGATGCGCGCGTTGGTCATGTCCGCGAGGCTCGCGGGGATCGACACGTAGGGCGGCAGCTCGTAGCAGCGCACGCCCTCCCGGGTCGTGAAGTGGGTGATCTTGAAGGCCCAGGTCCAGGGATGGGTGAGCCGGAATACCTCCTCGTGGGCGCGGTTGATGAAGCGCCCGATCATCTGGTCGTTGAACTGGCTGTTGCCGGCCCGGTCCAGCCGGAACTGCGTCTCGTAGATGAGGTCGCCGAAGTTGTCGAGCCTCGGCATTTCCAGCGGGTTGCGCACCGCCATGGAGCGGCCCACGTAGGCGTAGAACTCGCCGAGCGTGACGGTCTCGGTGCCGTCCGTGTCCTCGATGTCGAAGCCGACGTACCGGCCCTCGGGGCGCAGGGTGCGCTGGTCCGTGGTGGTGAGCACGGGGCTGATCACGTCGTCCAGGTAGACGTCGATCTGGGCCCCCAGGTCCGGGCCGTTGGCCCCGATGCTCAGGCTTCGGTCGGCATCGCGCACCCGGACCATCAGCTTGTGGGCCCTCGAGACGTCCAGGTCGCAGGTGCCCGTGGCGATCGGGGCGGGCGCCGGGTCGGAGGTCAGGATCGAGTAGATCGCGATCGCGCCCGTCCCGTCCAGCGTCACGAGGTAGCAGCGGTGGATGTAGTCCGGGCTGGCATCGGTCCACTCGGCACGGACCATGAGGCCCACGCGGGCCGCAGCCTTGGCCGCGGTCAGCCGAAAGCTGCACTGTGCCCGGTGCTCCAGGCTGTCCATGGTCTCGCGCGTGAGGTAGACGAGGTTCGTGACCCCCGTGCTCAGGCCCACGGCGTTGTCCTGGACCCAGGCGGGACCGGCGAACTCGCGCCAGCCGCTGCCGAGGTTGGAGTCGCCGTCGTCCAGGCGGAAGAGATCGGAGAAGGTTTTCATCGTCCTGGCCTCACCTTGATGCCGCGGCTCTCGGCCACCCGAATCAGGTGGTCAAGGTCGCGAGCGGCCTCGGGGCCATCGTTGATCATCACTTCCTCAACGATGTCCGCGGGGATGCTCGCCTTGAGCTTGTGCTTCTTGTCGTGCGACCAGCCGTTCTTGTCGCGCAGGCTCTTCATCTTCTCGTTGTGGACGCGCTGGAGAGCCCGCTCGTGGTCGCTGGTGATCACGCGCTTGCGGCTCATCGACCCGTCAGCGTGCTTGGTGAACACGGTATAGGACATGGCCCCTCCCTAGCAACGGGGGGCAGCCGGTTTCACGCCCGGCCGCCCCCCTAAGATGTTGCCTACCAGTGACCAGCGACTACCTGGGCAACGGCGACTGCGGGGCGACGACCGGGTTCCGGTTGGTGTCACAGGGGTGACACCAGAGAACGTCGTCGGTGCAGAGGCCGAGGATCAGGCCGATCGCCGCCATGGCCCGCGCCTCGAGGGTCAGCGCGTGCTCCATGGCGAACTTGTCGCTGTTCGACACCTGGGCCAACGGCGTCACCTTCGCCGGGTAGGCGAAGGCCACCGCCATGTACTGCTCGTCCAGCGCGAGCAGGGCGTCGGTCGGGAGATCCAGGTGGATCTGGATCGCCAGAGTGCCGAAATCACTCTCGTAGTAGTCGATGCTGTTGATCAACTTCTGGGCCTCGACGGGCATGGTCCGCCACTGGCCTGCGAAGTAGAAGCTCGAGATGAGCCTCTTCAGCGTCGAGTTCACGTAAATGATGTTCGGCTCGGCACCCTTGTGGTACATGATCTGGAGCAGGTTGTCGATGATGTACGGGCTCAGGTCCTGGCACGGCGAGCCCGTGTAGTCCAGCACCGTACCCTGCGCCAGATCGTCCAGGCAGTCGAAGTTGGTCTCGTCCCACTGCGCGATGGACAGAATCCCGTCCATCTGCCGGCAGCCGCTGGGAGAAGCGCAGACGCCATCGGCCTGCGGAGCCACCTGCTGGGTGACGCCGCGTACCGAGTGGATCAGCGCGAACTCCGTGGCCAGGGCGAGGTCCTTCATCTGGCGATTCACCTGATAGGCGTACTCATCGTCGTAGCCTATGGTGTTCATCGCCCGCTGCAGCCAGCTCACGTCTCCCGTCCTGCGGAGAAGGTGAATCTGGTTGTTCACGCGGCAGGGGCAGTGCAGCTCCTCGAAGTCGAAGTCACTCGACTCGCGAGCGCACTCGACCACCGGGTTGTCGGGGTCGCTGGACCGGTTGTGCCAGTCCACCTGCCACTCGTGCAGCGTGTTCCGGGCCACGCTCTTGGCCCAGCCGCTGAAGAACGGCGTGCGCGTGGGACTGATGTTTACCATCAGGTCCAGTACGTCCTCCCGGATGTTGTCCGGGCAGTCGAACGTGGACTTGATGAAGCAGTTCTGAATGAACGGCAACTTCAGTCCTCCTGTGGGTTGCGGCTAGGAGGCCAATACTCCTGTGTCTCGAAGCCGCTTCTTCGTCCCCTCCTGGATGGCCTGCTCGGCGCCCCTGCGGTCCCCGTCCTTGCGCAGCTCGTAGCTGCGCTCCAGATGGTCTCTGACCGTGGGCTGTCCCTGGCCACCCTCCTGGGGCTGGGCGGGAGCGCGCTGGGCGCTGACGCCCGAAGGCATGTGGGCTGCGGCGGGTTGGGGCTGGGGCTGCGGGGTCGTGGGCTGCTGCGTGAGGCTCAGGTCCCGGGGATCGGCCACCGCCTTGAGCACCTGGGAACCCGGCATGTCGGGGTACTTGGCGGCCATCTTGTCGAAGGCCGTCCGGTACTTCTCGACCGGGGCTCCGGGATAGGCGTCGGCGGCCTCGCGGCGTCTCGCGTCGAGCTGCAGAGCCTGGAGCTGCTTCTGCGTCGGCGCGGTCTCCCGCTTGACCTCCGTGCGTATCCCCTCAAGCTGCTGATTCACCTGGGCCATCATGGCCTCTGCGGTTGCGCGAGCAGCCTCGCCCGGACTCAGCCGGTCGAGCTCCTCCGCCGAAGGCAACACTGCCTTCTGCTGTGCGGCGGCCAGGATTCTGTCCTTCTCCTGGCGTGCCGCCTCTTCTCCCTGCTTGGCCGCCTCAACCTCTCGCCGGAGCTCGGCCATCTCCTCCTGGAGCTGGGCCGTGGGATCGGGCTCTGGCGGTGCGGGAGGGGCCGGGGGCTGGGGTTCTGCCGGAGGAGGAGCCGGGGTCGGGGCCTGCGGCTGTGGGGCCGGGGCAGGCTGGGCAGGAGCCGGCTCCTGGGGGGATGCCGGCTGTGGCTGAGGCTGAGACTGGTCCTGGGCAACCTGGAGTCGCTCCTTGATCGCGTTCAATCGCTCGTGATGATCCATCCCGCTCCTCCTCTCCCATCATGTGGGATTTCGTAACACCTGTCAAGACTTGTTACGGAAAAGACACGATTTTGTCACGAAATGCGACTCAGCGTCTCCTCCAGTTTCGGCACCTGCTCGGCCGCGGAGAGCAATTCGCGACGAATCTCGGTCCACGCCTTGGCCGTGGCCTGGGCGTTTCGTCGCTCGTCGTCCCCTTTCGCCAGGAGCATGGCCTGCATGGCACCCTGGAAGGCGCTCTCCACCAGGGCCCGGAACGCGGGTGACTCGCTGACGATCGCCAACTCCCGCGCCGCCGCAAGTCGCTCCGTGACAGCCGTTTTCGTCTCCGCAGCCCGCTTCTGCATCTCCTCCATGTTGGGGGTCGAGCGCACCGGCCCCCGACGCGCTATCTGCTCGCGCGTCATGTTGAGCGGCTCTACCATCGGGACCTCCTCCTACGTGCCCTGGAGCTCGCCGCGGGCCGCCTCAGCGGCCCCACGGCCCTCCAGGATACCCTCCAGCGCCATCTCCACGTCCTGGGGGCCTGCCACCTGGGCCGGGCCCCCGCCGGCCACCGCCGCCGCACCCTCCATGGCCCCCGGGCCCGGAAGCTGCTGCTGCTGGGCGAGCAGCTCCTCCTGGCGCCGGAAGTAGACCTCGTGGTTCAGGTAGTGGGCGTTGACGATTGCCCGGATTTCGGGCGACAGCTCGCCGAAGTGGCCGCTCTCCATGAAGCTGGCCAGCTCCTCGATGTGGGCCGCGTGGTTGTCCAGCTCGTTGACGTCGCAGATCGTGCCCTTGAGCATGACGATCAGCTCCTCACGCTGCGGCGGCCGCCACTTCTCGACCTCCTCGGGCCAGATCCTCTCGGCGTCCTCGTGACCGAACTGGTTCATGTAGCTGATCTTGAGCATGCTCCTGAACGGCTCCTGTTCGGACAGCGGCCCGAGCTGGGCCACGGCCCCCATGAAGGCCATCATCTGCTGGCCGCGGATGCCCATCAGCTCGATCTGGGGCGGCAGCATGGCCCGCACCCGGGCGATTCCGGCCAGCTCCTTGGGCGTCACCTTGTACCGGAAGTATTGCCCGGCGTTGCCCGAATAATGGACAGTCCGGGTCTCCTCCAGGAACTGCTGGTTGTTGTAGAGGCTCATGTCCAGGAAGGGCTGCATGATGTTGGCGTTGGCCCTGATGATCACGGGCTCGACCCTGATGTTGGCGGCCCGCTGCTTGCCCGCGAACTCCGTGGCCGTCTGGCCCGACTCCTCGAGCCCGGCGACCCAGCCGCGCGGGGCCCCCACGGTCTCGTCGATGTCCCGGCGGAAGTCATCCTTTGTGTCCCGTCCGATGCGGCTCGTGTCGGGGATCACGAACGGCTGGAGCTGGGCCACGTCCCCGCCGCGGAGCACCCGGCCCGGAATGGTCGTGAACTGCTGATCGGGGATGTTGAAGCCGTCCCCGGCCTTGACCATCGGGTTGACGCTCAGCGCGGTCCCCACGTTCAGGGCGTTCTGGTTGTCGTTGAGGTCCAGGCAGAGCCGGACGATCATCTCGATGACGCCGATGCCGTAGAGCTCGTTCTCGACCGGCTCCCAGGGGCTGATGAGGTAGGGGCGCTTGCCGTGCCAGAGGTTGTTCTTCGCGATGTGGACCACGTACTTGTCGTTCAGGATGATGACGTGGTACTCCTCGCGCTTGCCCGTCTGGTAGGGATCGAGCAGGCCCCACCAGTCCAGCATCTTGAGGTCGTTCTCGGCCGTGCGCTGGATCATCTGGGCGTTCGTGGCGTACTGCTGGAGGTCCTTGCCCGGCAGGCTCACCGGCTGGGGCGGGACGTTGAGCTCCTCGACCTCATCCCGGGTGATCCCCTGGAACACGGTGCCCCCGCCCCGGATGTCGGTGGCCATCATGTCGTAGATGAACTCGCGGGTCACGTCCGAGTAGTCGCTGATGCAGGGCGTGAGCTGGGCGTCGTCGTACCGCCAGTCGAACACGGCGTCGAAGATGTTGATGGGCCGCAGCTCCGTGCGGTCGTGGTTCAGCGTCTGCTCCAGCGTCTGGGTCTCTTCGCGCGTGCCCGTGAGCTGGCCCTCGGCGTTGAAGGTCTCGCGGTCCTGAACCTGCTTGACCTTGACCTCCCGCCGGTCGATGACCCACGGGACCTTGGCGATCATGGTCCCGTACTTGGCGCCCTGCTGGACCATGCGGTAGAGCCGGTCGGCGAGCTTGCCGTCCTTGAACTGCTCGTCCATGAGCGCCCTGGCCGCCACGGGCTCCACGGACTTCTCGCGAACCGGGTCCAGCCTGTACCAGCGGCTGCCGGGCATCAGGGCCCGCGAGACGCGGGGCGCCATGACCGAGACCATCTTGTAGGGCTCGGGCACGGCCGTCGCGTCGTCCACCTGCCAGTAGCGGCTGATCGGCTCTCCCCGCCAGAGGCGGTCGAACACGAGCCAGCGGTTCTCCATGGCCCACCGGGCCTGGAGCACCCTGTGAACCGAGTCGAGCACGTACCGGACAACCCGCTCGTCGCGCGCCCGGTCCTGGCCCGCGATGTTGTCCTGCAGGTTCTCGATGACTACGTTCTGCTTCTCTTCAGCCATGGACTTTCCTCCCGCGGGATATGCTCC